TACTCCACCTCGCATCCGCAGGCGTCAATAAAGCGCATGAGCGCGCTGCGGCGGCTGAGCGGGCTTTGGTCGGTGAAGGCGCATTCCACGCGCCCGGTCGCTTCGATTACGCCAACGGAGAACGGCGTACCGGACAGCAGCTGCACCATGCCGTCTGCCGGAGTACCTTCAAAGACAAAGGTCACGAGGTTGTATTGCTCCTCGTTCAGCAGATAGGTGATGTGTTCGCACTGCGCCGTCGTGACCGGGAATCCGCCCGTGATCTTCTTGGATACACGGACGATGCTGTAAAACTGACCGTCCAGCTTCGCAGTCATGCCGACAGACAGCGGCTGCGACCGGGAAGCAAGGACGGAGAACGAAAGCGCCCGCTCCCCGGACAGCTTGTCGCAGAGGGATGCAGAGAGCACACGCGGAAAGCTGCATTGGAGCGTCCCGGCACTGTTATAGATTTCAATCATGGCCATTTCTCCTTACACGGTTCCGAGATTACGCACATAGGCGGCATTCTGCGTCCACTGAATTTCCGCCAGAATCCGGGCCAGCGTCGTGCCATCGATGGTGAGCGGAATGGTGACGTTGAACGCCTGCCCGCTGGACGTCCGCCCGACATCGGAAAGCCCGGAAAGCGTCGTATCCATGTTGATGTGAGACGGAATAGCAGTCTGCATATCTGCCGTCATGCCCTGCATGACAGAGGAAATGCCGTCCGCCAGATGCTCCGCCGAACGCACCGCCGTCTTACCGTTTTTGTCAAGGGACCCGGCAAGACCCTCCACCAGCATCTCACCGACCCAGCCCATCTCTTTGGACGGGGACGCGATTCCAAAGAAGTCGCAGATGCCGTCCCAGATGGAGCTGATCCATCCGCTGACCTTATCCCAGAGCCACGAAGCGAGGGACTGGATGCCCTCCCACAGCCCGCGCACAAGGTTCGCACCGACCTCTACGATCTGGGGAATGGACTCCGTAAAGGCGTTCACGATGCCCTCGATGATCTGCGGGACCGCCTTGACGATCTCCAGAATGATGGTGGGGAGATTTTCAATGAGGGAGATAAACAGCGTCACGCCCGTTTCCACCAGCTGCGGGATGGAGGCCAGCAGCGCATCCACAACGGCAGAGACGATCTGCGGCAGCGCCGCGACGATGGTCTGGATGATCTCCGGGAGGTCCTGCACCAGCGCCACCAGCAGGTCGATACCCGCCTGCACGATGCGCGGCAGTCCTTCCAGCAGTCCCGTGACGATGCCGTCAATGATCTGCGGCAGAACTTCCACGATTGCCGCAATGATGTCCGGCAGCGCATCCACCAGTGCGGTCAGAAGCTGGATGCCCGCCTCCATGATCTGCGGAATGCCCGAAATGAGGAAATCCACAATGCCTGTGATGATGGCAGGGAGCGCTGCGATCAACTGCGGCAGGGCGTCCAGAAGCCCCTGTGCCAGACCGAGGATGAGCTGCAGCGCCGCGTCCAGCAGGAGCGGAAGGTTGTCAATGAGTCCCTGCACAATGGTCGTGACAGCTTCCACGGCAGCGGGGATGAGCTGCGGCAGCGCGTCCGCAAGCCCCTGCACCAGCGACACGATCATCTGCGTCGCAGCGTCAATGAGCAGCGGCAGATTGTCGATGACCGCCTGCGAGACCGTCATAACCGCCTGCACCGCTGCGGGAATCAGCTGGGGCAGCAGCTCCAGAATGGTGGTCAGAAGCTGCGAAAAAAGCTGCGTCACGGTATCCAGCAGCGTGGGAAGCAGTTCCGCGATGGCTTCCAATAACGCCTTTGTTGCCGTGGGCAGCGCCTTTACGATATTCTCAATGACGGGTGTAATGTTGGCGATGACGTTTTTCAGTGCCTCTGCCATGTTCCCGCACAGCTGCTCCATATCCGCATCTGCGTTGCCGAAACCGACGAGCAGATTCTTTCCCGCCGCCTGTAAGGCGTTGATGGAGCCGGAAATGGTGTGCTCCGCTTCCTTCGCGGTCGTGCCGGTGATGTCCATGCTCGTCTGAATGACATGGATCGCGTCTACCACATCGGCATAGGATTCGAGGTCGTAGTGGATGCCGGAGATCGCCTCGGCATCGGCCAGCAGCCGCTCCATTTCGGATTTTGTACCGCCGTAGCCGAGCTTCAGGTTGTCCAGCATCGTATAGTTCTGCTTGGCAAAGCCCTGATATCGTGCCGAGCAGCACTTCGATGTTGCCCAGTTTCGCATAGACCGCCGCTGCGGTGATGGGGAGCGTATTGTCCGCTTCGGCTTCGTCTGCCACCTGCACGGCAAGCCGCCCCTGCTTGTCCCACATGAGCGCGTGGCCCAGCGAGAAGTCGCCGCCGACCTGAACGGTCGCATGGAAGTCGGCATGAAGCCGTTCATCCTCGGTGTGCAACTTTGCACTAATTTGCATCGGCGATCAACTCCTCTCGATGTAAAAGTTCTTTTGTTGGGACCGGAATACTGTCCGTTGCAAATACCGCGCCGCCGAGCATGACCCGAAGCTGCACTTTTGCGATCTGGTTGTCCAGCAGCATCAGCGTTTCGGTCTGCGTCAGGCGAAGGCTGACCTCCGTGCCGTCTGCGGACAAAGACAGTTCTGAGAGCGGACGCAAGATTCGGACCGTTCCGCAGGCAAGGCAGAACTCCGCAGCCGTGCAGCCGGTGATGCTTCTGTCAAGAGACAGCGTCAGGGTTGGCGTTGTGCCTGGGATGATGCTCATGTGCTTCGCCTCCTTACAGTCCGGGCGGGATAATATCGTCGATGGAAAGCTCCCGCTTCGGCTTTGCCATGCCGAGGAACTGCCTGTGACATTCCCACAGGTCGAGGAGAAAACCGAACGGCGTCAGCCAGACCTCCTCGGACGGAAGATGCAGCTGCGCCGTTCCGTAATAAAAAAGCCGGGTGAACAGTTCCTCGTCTGTTACCCGACTGGTGCGTTTTTTGAATTGTTCTCGCTTTCCACATTCCGCTTCGTTCCCTTGAACATGGCCTCCATGATGGCGGATTTGTACTCTGCCAGTTCCAGCGGGCTTGTGAGCAGCTCGACCGTCTCCTGCGTGAGAAGCTCCTGCTTGTCCTCCGGGGTGCGGAGATTGTGGATGAGCACGGACTGGTTTGCCAGCAGCGTAATGAGCCACACCAGCTCGTCCAGCGCCATCTCAAAGTTCTCTGACCGCATCAGCTTCTGCCCCAGGTTTTCCAGACCGCCGTAGCGGCCTGCGATCTCCTTGGTGGCGCGGGTGGTGAGAATGAGTTCAAACTCCCGACCGCCGATGTTGATTTTTGCACTTCTGTCGTCCATAAAAACGCCTCCTTACACCTGTGCGAATGTCGGCTCATACACCTCGGTGTACCAACCGCTGATAACCGATGCGGAAACTCCGGTGGAATCCTCAGACACCTCCGCCTTCCACGGGTGCTTGCCCTGACCGTCCAGCTTGTTGCGGCGCAGGACGGTACCCTCAATGGTGGGTGTGGAGAACTCAATGCTCTCGCCCTTGGTGGTGAGGTTCGTCGCGGGGATGCCGAACTTGACCTTGTAGAGCCAGAAGTAGCGGTACTTACCGTTGGACTTCTTCGCCCGGAAGCCGATAGCCACGGGTTCACCGCCGTCCTCGGATGCGGAAATGAGCACCTTGTTGTCGTCGATTTTTGCGCCGGTCAGGTCCTGCGCCACCTGCACGCCGATATCGTCAATGCCCAGCGTGAGCGTGCCGCTCTGGAACTCCTTCACGACCTCTGCCGCGCCATCATCGGCATAGAGCGTCGCCTCAGCCAGTTCCACGGAAAGCTCCGCTGTCATGGCCTTGGCAAGCTGCGTCGGTGTGCCGTAGGTTTCGTTGCCGTTGTCGCCCTCGGTGATTTTTGCGTAATAAAGTTTATCCAGACCAATGGTCGCCATTGTCATTCCTCCCAAACATAAGATTTTGCCACATCTATGGCGTAGTGGTGATAACCGGTGTCGGTTTCAAAGCCGATGTACCGGCGGTCAGTGATTGTCATATCTGCGTT